CTTCACGACGGCAACCCGTATTGATTAACTAGCTTCTAGTTAATTACCAATACAATGAGGGGAGGCAGAAATGTTTCCCCTTTTTTGTTGCAATAATGGCGACTAGTAAACTCAGTGCAGTTAACACCCTTCTCGCCATTATTGGTGAGGCACCTGTAAACAGTCTTAATGCTCCTTTGACTGGTGACGCAAGTTTGGCAGAGCGTACTTTGGATGAAGTGAGCCGAGAGGTTCAAGGTGCTGGGTGGTCTTGGAACACAATGCTGTATGACTCCATTCCTCTGGACGCTTCTACAGGTCAATCTCAGCTTCCTAGCAACACCCTTGCTGTTCGGTTCAATCCGCTTACCTACCCATCTCAAAGGTTTGTTCTTCGTGGTCTTAGGCTTTTTGATCGCATTAGGAACTCATACGATTTGAGAGGTAGTTTTGGTGTAGCAGTCATTGGTAACACCAGCGATCTTGTAGCTGAGATTGTTGAAGAACTTGACTGGGACAGTATTCCTGAAACTGGTCGTCGCTACATCATGATCCGTGCTGGTCGGATGTTTGCTAATCGAGCTGTGACTTCTGCCAGTCTTGAGGCTTACACCGGAGAAGATGAAGAACGAGCCTTGCAAATCCTTAAGCGTACTGAGGACATGGCTCAAAACTACAACTTCATCAGCGGTCCTGACGATATGTATGGTGGCCGTGTGATCACTAACTTTGGTCCCGATATTCTGAGCCGCTGATGTCAAGAGAACTTTTTAGCCAAATCATTGGCCCTCTCAATAAAGGTGTAAACCAGCAAGCCGATAGCTTTGTGCTGCCTGGTTTTGCCAAAGTTCTTGAAAACGGAAATTGTGACCTTGTTGAGGGTCTTAAGAAACGGCTAGGTTCTGTGCCTGTAAAGCGTATTGATACGCTGACCAAGAATGCTGGTGGCTTGACCCTTACCAACCCCATCAAGTGGAATGAGGCCTGGGTTTTTGTTTACAACCGTAGTAGTGATGAGCGATTTATTCTCATTGTTGCTGACGACAGCCGTACCGTATCTCGTACTGGGAATATTACTAGTGGTTCTGCTGTGGTGACTTCTGTAAGCTCCATGACAGATTTGTTTGTCGGAGCTGGTGTAACAGGTAGTGGTGTACCTAGCGGAACGACCATTGTTGATATTGATACTGCTGGCTCTCGCATCACTCTCAGCAAAAATGCAACTGCTACAACGACTGGAGTAACGCTGACTGTTGAGTCAAGCTATACGTTTGTTTCTGGCGTTTCCAATGTTGAACCTATTAGCGGTATCCTTCCTTCCGTTGTGCCAGTTGAGCAAACTTTTGCCAACATTACCTCCACCAATCTTGGTTACCTCCGTGGATCTGGTAGGGCTCGTGATCGGTTTAGGGCTACGTCGTTTCAAGATTACGTCTTTGTAACTAACGTCCAAAAAGAGACTGCTTACGACGCAGCAGAGACTCTTACCAGATACAACGTCAGCAGCATTAGCTCTGTCTACCGTCCTACCAAGGCTCAGGTGTGGGTCAAATTGGTTGACTATGACACTGAGTATGCAATCACTATCACGCTTGATAACAACGACGTTATCAGAGGTCATTACATCAGCCCATCTTTGACTGATTCAAGTGGCGATGCAAACGTTGTTAGTACTGAAACTATTGCTCAAAAATTAGTAAGTGCAACTCAAACCATTACTGGTTCACTTTCTATTGGCAGCAGCACCGTTAGCAGCGTTACGGCTACAGATATTGATTCAATTGCTGTTGGTGAGACCGTAAGTGGTACTGGTATTCCTGCAAATACTTTTATTGGATCTATAGGTACTACAAGCTTTACTCTTGTCAACGAAGCTGGTACAGCCGTAAACGCCACTGCCAACGGTTCCCATACTCTGACTATTGGCGATGGTCTTGATCAAGGTGACATTCACAACGAACTGACTTTTACCGTCAAAGATTCTCAAATCCTTATTGGCCTCACAAGCAGTTCTCGTTACTTCAAAAGCTTTGTAGCTCACGATGCACGAGGCAACACGTTGATGTCTGGTTTTACCAATCAGGTCACCAGCATTACAGAGCTTCCTCCGACCTCCTGGGAGGGTTATACGGTTCTTGTTGCTCCTGATGGCTCTTCAGATCAAAGTTCGTACTACCTGACGTTTAACGCTGAGAACACCACAACTAACGGTGACTTCGGTCGTGGTGTGTGGGAAGAGGCTGCTGGATGGGGCTCTAGGGGGCTTCTAGACGACAACACGATGCCTCATGCGTTTGTTTACTACCGAAACGCTAGTGGCCTTACAAGGTTTACGTTCCAGCCCTTTAGCGGTACAACTTACACCGACAGTACCGTTTCCTTCATGTTGCCTGGTTGGGGCACTCGACTAGCTGGTGATGAGGATGAACTACCTGGGCCTTCGTTTGTTGACAGCACAATCAACGATGTTGTGTTTTTCAAAAACCGTCTTGGCTTTGTAAGTGGTGAAAACGTCATCCTGAGTGAGTCTGGGGACTATTACAACTTCTGGCAACAGTCAGCTCTCCAGGTTGTAGACAGCGATCCTATTGACCTCACCGCTGTTAGTAACGACGTTGCTGTGTTGAACTATGCGTTGCAGCAGCAGGATGAACTTGTGCTGTTCTCCAACGAAAACCAGTTCCGTCTGTACTCAGGTGACAACGTTACGTTTAGCCCTGAAACAGCTTCTGTGGGTCGTATTAGCTCCATCAGTATGGAGTCAAAGGTAAAGCCTGAGCAGGTGGGTCCTCAAGTGCTGTTCCCTGTCAAAGAAGGTGACTTCACTGGTTTCCACACGTTTATTACAACTGACCGTACCGTTGGTATCAACCTGGGTCAAACCGCAGTGATTACCGAAACTATTCCTAAATACATTCCTAAAAACATTGATTCACTTGCTGTAAGCCGTACTGATCAGTATTTGGTAGCTCTTAGCAAAGATGATCCAGATTCGCTGTATGTGTACCAGTTTTTCTGGGAAGCTTCTGGTGGCTCCTTGACCAACAGACAGAACGCTTGGCACAAATGGACCTTTCCTAACAAAAATATCTATTGGTGTGATTTTGTTGAAGGTACTCTGTTTAAGCTGGTGAGCTACGTTAACGGTGCTAACACTGAGTACTACCTTGAAGGTGTTAACGCTTCTAGGCCTCCTCAAGACAGCTCAGAGCTTTTCCTACTAGACCGTCAGATTTCTAGTTCTATTACGACTGATGTAGGCACTGCAACCTTTAGCTACTCTGCTGCTACCAATAAAACAACCGTTACGTTGCCCTATAAGACCGTCAATACCAGCCAATTTGTCATTATTAAACAAAACGCAAACGACGCAAACGAAGCTAAGAAACGTTGGATTGTTGCCACTAGTGTGCCTGCTGGTGTTACAAGTTTTGTTTGTGACAGCCTTGGTGATTTCTCAAGCAGCTCTTGGGTATTTGGTGAGCAATTTACGTTTACCTACCGTCCGCCTCAATTGATGCCTTATAGCAGGACAGCAACGGAAAACACCTTTATCGGTAACCGTACTGGACGCCTGCAACTGAGGTACCTGGACGTGTACTATAACGATGCTCGGTACTTCACCATTAAAGTCACTCCTTATTTCAGGGATACGGTGACGTATGAGTTTGATCGCAGGGACCCTCTAAATGCCAACATTGTCATCAGTGAGGAGGAGCCGTTTGAGGAAGCTAAATTCCGAGCTTATATCCAAAGCAAGAACGACCAAGTTACAGTGGAGCTAGTGAACAACAGCATCGACCAGGCTAAGTTCATCGCTCTTGAGTGGACTGGTCTGTACTTTGATGTAGCGAGGAAGTACGGCTAATGACTTTTTCTGGCGGTGGTGGTTACGATTGGGGCAGTTTTTGGGATACTAGTTCTCCCTCTCAATTCAGTATTGGTTCCGGTACTGCATTTGATCTTCCCAGTCTTGATGGTATTGGAGCTTTAACACCTCTTACTAGTACACTTCTAAATTTTCCTAGTTTTTCTGAAACATCTCAATTAGGAAATATTAGTTATTCTGACGCTTCTATTGGAGAAAATCCTTTTGTATCAGGAGCTGCCAGTGTTTTTGGGGATGCTTTTAAAACCTCTAATAATATTGGAGACGTTTTTAAAGGCATTTTTGAATTGCCTTCAATGCTTGCAATTGGTAAGGGAATCCTTCAAGGTGCTGGTGCTGTAGCTGCTTATCAAAACCGAGCTGCTGAATCTCAAATAGCAACTGCAGCAGCCAACCAACGCTATTGGGCTCAAT